CCCCGCCTTGGAACGATCTTCCCAAATGCCCGGACGGTGAACGCATTTTCAGACAGCACGATCAGAACCCGGAAATCCCCCTTTGTCCGTCCATTGACGCTGGCCACCGTTGCCACAAGGAAGGCGGCCCCGATGGTTGCCCCCTGTGGGATCGCCCCAAGGCACAGGCAGAGGAACCCGCACCCAAGACGGATGCTAACCCGCCCCGCCGTACCCGGAAGAAGCGTGAAGAATAATGGCTGATGTGCTGATGATTGCCGGGAAGCCTGAAACCATTTTCAAGGCCCGTGATTTTGAATATCTGGTTGAAAAATACATGGGTTATGAAGCGGCCAAGTATTTCCGGGAATACGCTGAAAAGGCTGATGAAGAAGTCAGATCGGCCAAGGCCGGTGAGAACACAGACCTTGCTTCCTATGAAGCTGACCTTGAAAGCAATCACAGAGCCTTTCAGGACATTCAAGAAAAGCGGATAAACCGTGAAAAGATCGCCCATGCAATCAGGGAAATTGGAAAAATTCTTTCCAACCAAATATAAAAACAACATTTTTGGAGGTAAAAAACTATGGCTATTGATTTTGACAAGATTGATCGTTCTGTTGATCTGAAGGGCCTTCAGGCTGATGTGGAGGATGCCAAGAAGAACGGCGGCGGTGATTTCCCCACCATTCCCGCTGGCAAGTATGAAGTGAAGCTGGAAAGCATGGAGATCAAAGGCACCAAGGCCGATCCCAACCGCCCCATGCTGGCCGTGTCCTTCAAAATCCTGTCCGGTAAGTTCAAGAACCAGCGCCTTTTCATGAACCGTGTCCTTTACGGCACCAAAAATGACAAGAACATGATCGCTTCCGCTATGGGCTTCCTTGAAAAGCTGGATTCCGGTGTTCCTATCAGCTTCACCAGCTACAAGCAGTTTGCCCAGCTTGTTCTTGATGTGGCGGAAGCTATTGATGGAACCTTGGAATATGCGGTGGACTATGATGATTCCCGCTTCAATTCCATCACTGTTGAGGAGGTTTTTGAGGTTGAAAACTGACCGCAGATTTTTTATAATCAAATCGAGCACAAATAGTGCTTGATGCGGTTTTGAACCTTAACTTTCAAGCACAACCTGTGGGGCTTCGGCCCCACAATGGCCCCAAGTGAAAGCCTTCCCGTGGCGGGGCTGATAAGGCGGAAACGCTGACCGATTTCACAAAAGCTGAAAGGATGTGAGTTGATGATCTTCTATGATTTTGAGGTTTTCCGGTATGACTGGTTGGTTGTCCTGATCGACCTGAACGCCCGGAAAGAAACCGTGATTATCAATGATCCCGACAAGCTGAAGCGTTTCTATGAGGAACACAAGGGCGTGATTTGGGCCGGTTACAATTCCCGGAACTATGATCAGTACATCCTAAAGGCCATTCTGTGTGGGTTTGATCCAAAGCCTGTGAATGATTGGATCATTGCAGAGGACAAACCCGGTTACAGATATTCAAGCCTGTTCAGGGAATACCCGCTGATCAATTATGATGTGATGCCGAACCCGCCAATCAGCCTGAAGGCGCTGGAAGCGTTCATGGGCCATTCCATTAAAGAAACTTCTGTTCCCTTCGACATTGACCGGCCTTTGACTGAAGCAGAGTTGGCCGAAACGGTCAAATATTGCCGCCATGATGTGGAACAGACGGTGGAAGTGTGGTTAAGGCGGAAAGAAGATGAATTTGATGCCCAAATGTCACTTGTGAAGGCGTTCCACCTTCCCATTTCTGACATTGGCCGCACCAAAGCACAACTTTCCGCCAAAATACTTGGGGCCGTTCAAAGGGAACACAATGATGAATTTGAAATTGAGTTCCCGCCCAGCTTGCGGATCGAAAAATACACGGAAGTTTTGAATTGGTACAAGAACCCCTTGAACCGTGATTATTCCAAAACCCTTGAACTGGAAGTGGCCGGGGTTCCCCATGTGTTCGCTTGGGGTGGCCTTCATGGGGCCATTCCCAAATATCACGGGGAAGGTTGGTTTGTCAATGTGGATGTGGCTTCCTATTACCCGTCTTTGATGCTGGTTTATAAGTGGCTTTCCCGTAATGTTCACGATCCTTCCAAGTATGCGGAAATCTACCACACCCGCCTGAAGCTGAAGGCAGAGAAGAACCCCATGCAACAGCCTTATAAAATCGTTCTGAACAGCACCTATGGCGCTATGAAAGATAAGCACAACGCCATGTATGACCCCCGGCAAGCCAACAATGTTTGTGTGGGCGGTCAGCTTCTTCTTCTGGATTTGATTGAACGGCTGGAAGATCATTGTGAAATCATCCAGAGCAACACGGATGGTATTTTGGTCAAACTTCGCCGGTATGAAGATTTTGAAATGCTGGACGATCTGTGTTGGGAATGGGAGCAAAGAACCGGGATGCGCCTTGAATTTGATGAATTTCAAAAGGTGTATCAGAAGGATGTGAACAATTACATCATTGTTCCTTCCGGGCCGCTTCGTGACGAAAAAGGGAAACCCCGCTGGAAGTGCAAGGGTGCCTATGTCAAAAAACTGTCCGATCTGGATTATGACCTTCCCATTGTCAACCGGGCCATTGTGAACTATTTCCTTCAGGGAATCAGCCCGGAAACAACCATCATAGAATGTTCCGATCTTCGGGATTTTCAGAAGGTGGTGAAGGTGTCCAGCAAGTACAAATACGCCCTTTATTCCCCGATGATTACGGAAGCCAAGATCAGGGATGAAAAAGGCCGTTCCAAGAAAATCACCCGCTTCAGCGGTGGTGAGGTTCAGACGGATAAAACCTTCCGGGTGTTTGCTTCCAAGGATCAGAGCAAGGGCGGAATCTTCAAGGTTTCCGGGAAAATCGTCAAGGGCCGGGAAAAGAATCCTGAAAAGTTTGGCAACACCCCGGATCATTGTTTCTTCATCAATGATGATGTGACCAACCTTCCCATCCCGGATGAACTGGACAAGCAATATTACATTGATGTTGCTTGGGATCGCCTGAAAGATTTTGGGGTGGAACGATGAACAATAAAACCTTTCGGGGGGGGGAGCGTTGAAGCATGGAACTGTTTAGGGGCTATGTGCCTACCAGAAATAAACAATGCCTTGAAAAGTTCAAAGGCGTTGAAAAACTGAAAACCCGTTCTGAAGTCCAAGACCTTGATGAATACGCCGGTATTCTTGGGGAAGAAACCATCCTGATTGATGTGGATGATGCGGAAACATCTGAACTTCTGTTCAGAATGGTTCAGGATTTAGAACTGAAGTGCAGAGTGTACGCCACCACACGGGGAAAACACTTCTTGTTCAAGAACTGTGGTGTTAAAAAAAGCTGGACGAAATGCACCTTGGCCGTGGGTATCACCACGGATGGAAAGGTTGGAGCCAATAACAGCTATGAAATCTTGAAGTCCGGTGGCGTGGAACGGCCCATTCTGTATGACTTCCCTGAAGGGGAGATTCAGGAACTTCCCAAGTGGCTGACCCCGGTGAAAAGCAACTATGATTTCCCGAACCTTGGTGAAGGTGATGGGCGAAACCAAACCCTGTTCCACTACATTCTGACCCTTCAGAGTGACGATTTTACCAAGGAAGAAGCCCGTGAATGTATCAGGCTGATTAACCGTTATGTGCTGAAGAAGCCCCTTTCCGACAAGGAACTTGATGTGATCCTTCGGGATGATGCCTTCAAGAAAACATCCTTCTTCCGGGATAAAACCTTCCTGTTTGATAAGTTCGCCACCTACCTAAAGAACAACAACCATATTGTGAAGATCAATAACCAGCTTCACATTTACAAAGATGGTATCTATGTTTCCGGTGCCGGTGAGATTGAAGGGGCCATGATCAAGCTGATCAGCAACCTGAAACGGGCGTGGCGTTCGGAAGTCCTGTCCTATCTGGAAATCATGATTGAGGAAAACACCAAGGCCACCAACCCGAATATCATTGCTTTCAGCAACGGCCTTTACAATATCCGGGATGGTTCCTTCAAAGAGTTCACCCCGGATGTGGTCATTACAAATAAAATCCCGTGGCCGTACAACCCCGCCGCCCATGATGATCTGTTGGATCATACCCTGAACCGGCTGGCCTGTGATGATCCTGAAGTCCGGGCCTTGCTGGAAGAAATGGTGGGCTATTGTATGTACCGCCGCAATGAACTTGGCAAGGCGTTCATCCTGATTGGTGATAAGAGCAACGGCAAATCAACCTTCCTTCATGTGGTGAAAAACCTTCTTGGGGATCAGAACATTGCTTCCCTTGACCTGAAGGAATTGGGTGATAGGTTCAAAACCGCTGAACTGTTCGGCAAGCTGGCAAACATCGGTGATGATATTGGTGATGAATTTATTGCCAATGCTTCCGTGTTCAAGAAGCTGGTCACGGGTGATCGGGTGAATGTGGAGCGCAAAGGCCAAGATCCATTTGAGTTCAACAATTATTCCAAGTTCCTGTTCAGCGCCAACAATATTCCCCGTATCAAGGACAAAACCGGAGCCGTTCAGCGGCGTTTGGTGATCGTTCCCTTCGATGCCAAGTTCACCCCCAATGATGCAGACTTCCGCCCATTCATCAAGGATGAACTGTGTGAACAGGGTTCAATGGAATATCTGGCCTTGCTTGGCCTTCAGGGGTTGAAGCGGGTTCTTGGGAACGCACAGTTCACCACTTCCAGCAGAGTTCAGGGGCAGTTGGACGAATATGAGGAAAACAACAACCCCATTATTGGGTTCATCAATGAAGTTGGCCTTGACGGGATTGAAAATGAAGCCACCGATTCCGTGTATCGCCGGTATAAGGAATATTGCATTGCAAACAACTTCCAAGCCCTTTCCAAGATTGAGTTTTCCCGGCAGATCACAAAACGCTGTGGCTTCACAACGGTTCCCAAGTGGATCAGAAACCGGAAAACCCGTGTATTTGTGAAAGGCGGTGACACAGAATGACCCACGAATATTCCAAGTTCAAGAACAAAAACATTCCCTATGCCAAGGTTGGGCGGCGGGTGTTCAATAGTCTGTTTGATGCAGAAACCTTTTGCACCGAACACGGCCTGGATGTCAATTCAGCTATTGAATATCGGGATGATCCTGAATTGAAAAATAACATTCAAACAATCGCCCAATACCAGAAGGCCATTCTTCAGGAATGTTTAGACCGGCTGAAGGCCCGTGCTGAAGCCTTGGTTCAAGAAATCAACCGGTGTAATGCTGATTTGGAAAAGTGTCACCCGCTGGATCGTGGTTTCTTGACGGATCGGCGGAATGAAGCCATTGCAAAGCATACGGGCACGATGGAAGCCCGTGAGATTGTGGCCGGATTGAAAAATAATTTAGAAAGGTTGACTGGTTGGCATGATTAAAGACAGCGGTGAACGCACCGAGTTTGGAACCGGCGCTGTTCGTGATATGCACAGCGGCAAAGGCCGCATGGATTTACTTCCGTGGGAAGCCTTGGTGGAGGTTTCCAAGCATTGTGAAGAAGGGGCCTTGAAGTATGGTGAACGGAACTGTGAAAAGGGTATTCCCATCCACAGCCTGATTGATTCGGCCTTCCGCCACCTTGCCAAGTACATGATGGGTATGAAGGATGAACCCCATCTTCGGGCGGCTTGCTGGAATTGCTTATTCGCCCTGTATATGGAAATCAAACACCCTGAACTTCAGGACATACCAACCAGAATGGAGGAACCGCATGAACAGGGCTGAACGGCGGAGAGCCAAGAAAGCGGGTATTCCGGTAAAGAAGGAACCCGTGGTGAATATCAAAGCCGCTGATGTTCAGAAGATCAAACAGGATGCTTCCAAAGAAGCGGCGGACAAGGCTTTTCTTCTGATGTTGGGGTTGCCGGTGATGGTGCTTCATGACAAATTCGGTTTTGGCCCGGTTCGCTGTGAACGGTTCACCGATGCAGTTCTTGAACTGTATGATAGCTTTGAAAAAGGTTATGTGTCCCTTGAAGATATTCACCTGACCCTGAAAGAAGAAACCGGGATCACTATTGTTTCAGATGGGAGGTTGAAAGATCGTGGGAACTAAACCTTGGCAAAACAGTGAAGGCTATTCCGACCCCACCGCCTATGAGGGGTTGAAGCCTATCATTCGGGAGGATGAAGAACAACAACGGCGGTTGAACAATCTGATTTTCGTTCTGAAGTACATTATCCGCTTGGCCGGGTTTGAACTGTTGAACCGGATTGAACTGAAAGATAAGCGGAATGGGAGGGAGTTCAAATAATGGGGCCGAATAGCGATACAGGGAAAGGAACCCTGTATATTAACGGGGAACCCCTTGCGGAAGTTGGGGAAATCAAAATTCCACTGGAAGTGGAGCCGTCAGATCTTCCACCGATTCTGGCCGATGTTTCTTTCACTATCACAATGGATTGCCCCCGGTGGTTGCGGCGGAAGTTGGCGTGGTGGATTTTCAAAGCTCGGTTGAAAGACCTAATACACCGGATTTTCCACTTTTGAAAATTAACTTTCAAGAAAACGACCCCGCCAAAATCCTTCAGGGGTTGGGGTTGGAACAGATATGGGACAGATGTAAAGGCTTGATCTGTTCTGGTGAAAACTATTGTAAATGCTGGCGTTTAGGTAAAGTAGAACAGATAGAACAGATGTTATATTACTTAAACTTAAAAAGTAAAAAAATATATAAGATAAGTAATATAAGAGAACTGTCCAAAGATGTGTTCTATCTGTTCTACACATTGAAAAGCCTTGATATTTCAGGAGTTTTCACAGAACAGATGTGTGAAAGGATGCGTGCTACATAGTGACTGATAAGGAACTTTCCCAGCGGGCTAAAGAATATTTTGCCCAAATCCGAAAAACTGACCGACTGATCCAGCGGTTGACAGATACAGTGAATACCCTTCGATCCGGGTTGACCAGTCAAAGCTATGAACTGAAGCCTGACAAGGTTCAGACTTCCGGGCCAAAAGACACTTTAGGGGAAACCATTGCAAAAATCATGTCCCTTGAAGATGATATTAACACCCGGATTGATGAACTTGTTAAACAAAAGGCTGATGCCATGCGCCGGATTCAGAATGTGCCTGACCAAGACCAGCAGAATATTTTGATTGCCCGGTATGTAAACGGGGAAAAATGGGAAAAGATTGCTGTTGACCTTAACTTTTCAATCGCCCAAATTTACCGAATTCACGGAGCCGCTTTGCTTGACTTCATCAAAGAAAACCCGGATATTCTGAAAGATGATAGTAAAAGATAGTGTGCTTCATGATATAATGGCATTGTAAAAATGCACCCTGATAACCGGGGTGCATTTTATCTTTTTAGAAAGGGGTGAATACCTTGACGGCAAGACAGAAGAAGTTTTGTGATGAATACCTGATCAGCGGCAATGCCACCGATGCGGCAATCAAGGCGGGGTATTCGCCCAAGACCGCAAAGCAGACAGGTTCAGAAAACCTTGCAAAACCTGACCTGAAACAGTACATTGAAGCCGAACTTGACAAACTGCATTCCGCCAAGATTGCTGATGCCCAAGAAGTCCTTGAATACCTGACCGCTGTAATGCGGGGCCAACACACCGAACAGGTGTTGAAGCTGGCCGGTGATGGTGTTCAGGTGGTGGAAGATATTGATGTTTCCGCCAAGGAACGCTTGAAGGCCGCTGAATTGATTGGCAAGCGTTATGCCCTGTTCAGTGACAAGATGGACTTGGGCGGCGCTGTTCCCGTGGTTATCATGGGGGATGATCAACTTGAAGATTAACCCCAAGGCCAAGGTGATCCGCCTTCCTGAAGTGGTGGGCAAAGGCTACGCCACTTTTTGGAACTTCAAAGGCCGTTACCGGGTTTGCAAAGGGAGCCGGGCAAGTAAGAAATCCAAAACCACGGCCCTGAACATCATCAAACGGATGATGCAATACCCGGAAGCCAATACCCTTGTGGTTCGCAAAGTGTTCAGAACCTTGAAAGATAGCTGTTTCACGGAATTGAAGTGGGCAATCAACCGGCTTGGGGTTCAGGCTTATTGGGAAATCAAGGAAAGCCCCCTTGAAATGACCTATGTTCCCACCGGTCAGAAGATTTACTTCCGGGGCCTTGATGATCCCCTGAAGGTTACTTCCATTACGGTTGAAATTGGTTATTTGTGTTGGTGCTGGATTGAAGAAGCATACGAAATCATGAATGAAGCTGATTTTGATATGCTGGATGAATCCATTCGTGGTGCTATCCCGAAAGAAACCGGCCTGTTCAAGCAAATCACGCTGACATTCAACCCGTGGAACGAAAAGCATTGGATCAGGAAACGCTTCTTCGGGGAGATCACCGGCAAGGATGCCCAAGGGAACCCCACATACAAGTTCCATGATAGCTGGATCAGCCCGGACGGGCAGATTTACGCCACAACCACCAATTACCTGTGTAATGAATGGCTGGACACGGCGGATTTGAAGGTGTTTAACACCATGAAGGAAAACAACCCCCGCCGCTACAAGGTGGCTGGCCTTGGGGGTTGGGGCATTGTGGATGGCCTAATTTTCGATAATTGGCGGGAAGAAGCCTTTGATTATCTGGCTATTTCCAAAAAGCCTGATGTGAAAAGCGCCTTCGGCCTTGACTTCGGTTATACCAACGATCCCACGGCCCTGTTCTGTGGGCTGGTGAGTGAGAAGGAAAGAACCATTTGGGTGTTTGATGAACTGTATGAAAAGGCCCTGACGAACCGGGCAATCTGTGACCGGATCACCGGCATGGGCTACGGCAAGGAACGGATCAAGGCCGATTGTGCCGAACCCAAGAGCATTGATGAATTGCGGGATGCTGGCCTTCATCGTATCAGAGCCGCCCGGAAGGGCAAGGACAGCGTGAACAACGGAATCCAGTACATTCAGGGTTACACCATCATTGTTCATCCCCGATGCGTGAACTTCATCACAGAGATTTCAAATTACACATGGTCAGAAGATAAGTTCGGGGCCAAGATCAATGTTCCCATTGATGATTTCAACCACCTGATGGACGCTATGCGTTACGGGCTGGAAGATATGTTGGTTGGCCCCGCCTTCAGTTTCGACTAATAACATGATAGTAACAAAACACACGAAAAACACACGGTTTCCGTGTGTTTGCGTTTATTAAGCAATGAAGAAAGGCGGTAAGTGAATATGTTTCTGGATAACGCTATGGAGCGTATCAACCGCCTGATCCTTCAGGGTGGGCGAACCGGCATGACTGAAAATCAGTTCTTCGCCGCTGAAATCAAGGAATGGAAGAATAGTCAGCGCCGCAAGGATCAGGTTATGGGTGATCTGTACTATGAAGGACAGCATGACATTCTTCAGCGTCAGCGCACAATCATTGGTGAAAACGGTCAACTTCAGGTGGTGACGAACCTTCCGAACAACCGCCTGATTGATAACCAATATGCCCTGATGGTGGATCAGAAAACCAACTACCTTGTGGGCAAGCCCTTCACCCTGAACTGTCAGGATAAGGGTTACACGGATGCTTTGGGCAAGGTTTTCAACAAACGGTTTTACCGGCTTCTGAAATATGTTTGTGAAGATGCCCTGAACGGTGGCATTGGCTGGCTTTATCCTTACTACAATGAAGCTGGTGAATTGTCCTTCAAGCATTTCCCGGCCTATGACATTCTTCCTTTTTGGGCTGACGATGATCACACCATCCTTGATTGTGCGATTCGTTACTACACCCAAGAAGTGTGGAACGGCTACCAGAAGGAAAAGGTGGAGAAGGTGGAAATCTTCAAAGCCGATGGCATTTACCGGTATATCTATCAAAATGATATGCTGATTGCCGATGTGGAAGCCGGTGAACACGAAAACTATTTCATGGTTGAGGAAGAAGGCCAAGAACCCAAGGGGTTCAACTGGACAAGGATTCCGCTGGTTCCCTTCAAGTATAACAAACAGGAAATCCCCCTGATCCGCCGTGTGAAAACCCTTCAGGACGGAATCAACACCATGATTTCCGACTTTGAAAACAATATGCAAGAGGACGCACGGAACACCATTCTGGTTCTGAAGAACTATGATGGTGAAAATCTTGGTGAGTTCCGCCACAACCTTTCCACCTATGGAGCCGTGAAGGTTCGTGAGGATGGCGGGGTTGAAACCCTTCAGGTTGAAATCAATGCAGAGAACTACAAGGGCATTTTGGAACTTCTGAAGAAGTCCTTGATAGAAAATGCCCGTGGTTACGATGCCAAGGATGATCGTTTGAGTGGCAACCCCAATCAAATGAACATTCAATCCATGTATTCTGACATTGACCTTGACGCAAACGGCATGGAAACCGAGTTCCAAGCGGCCTTTGAAGAACTGTTGTGGTTCATCAATCAGGATTTCAGCAACAGGGGCTTGGGCGATTATGAGGCGCTGAACTTCAGATCGTGTTCAACCGTGACATTCTAATCAATGAAACGGAATCCATTGAAAACTGTTCCAAGTCCGTTGGTATTCTGTCCACGGAAACCATTGTGGAACAGCACCCGTGGGTTACGGATGTTGAAGTGGAGCTGGCCCGGTTGCGTAAGGAAAAGGATGAAGCAATGGAACAGGCACAGGAATACGCCGGGGCCTTCCAGACCGGCAACCAGAACAAAGGTGATGATGGCGAGGGTGAATAACCCCCGCCGTTTCACAATATATGCCGGGGCAGACATTGAGTGTGGCGGGGTGCTATTACTCCTACCCGCCAAAGGGTGAAATTCCCTTCCCCGGCCCATCATGGCCCGTTAGTCAAGTGGTTAAGACACCGCCCTTTCACGGCGGTAACGCCGGTTCGATCCCGGCACGGGCTACCATGCTTCCCTGTTGGACTTGGCTGAAAATGCTTGCGGGGCCTTCAGCCCTGATGGGGAAGTCTTATTTGCTGAAGTGGATGGAATAGGCAGACACGGCGGATTCAAAATCCGTTGCCGCAAGGCGTGTGGGTTCAAATCCCACCTTCAGCACCATTTTTCAGGATTGGAGGAACGGCCCATGAGAAATGCGGATTATTGGCGTGGGCGGTTTTCCATCTTGGAGGACAGCGCCCACAGAGAAGCCAAAAAGACCATTCAGGACATGGAAGAACTGTATCTGGATGCACAGCGTTCCGTTCAGAAGGAAATTGAAAGCTGGTATGCCCGTTTTGCGGTGAACAACCAAATCAGCCTGACCGATGCCCGGAAATGGCTGACCGCTGGACAGCTTGAAGAATTTCATTGGAGCGTTGAACAGTATATCAAGATCGGTGAACAGGCCGGGTTGGATGCGGCATGGTTGAAGAAGCTGGAAAATGCGTCCGCCCGGTTCCACATTTCCCGCCTTGAAGCTGTCCAGACAGGTATTCAGCAACAGCTTGAATTGCTGTATGGCAATCAGGTTGATAGTCTGGATGCCCTGTTGAAGAAAGTTGTGGGCAATGGCTACACTCACACGGCCTTTGAGGTTCAGAAGGGCGTGGGCCTTGGTTGGGATATTACCGGGCTGGATCAGAAGAAACTTGAAACATTGCTTTCAAAGCCTTGGACAACGGACGGGCGAACCTTTAGTGACCGTATTTGGTTCAAGAAACAAGAATTGGTTGACAGCCTTCAAAAAGAATTGGTTCAGGGCCTTCTTCGTGGTGACAGCCCCCAAAAAATCACGGATGCCATTCAGAAGAAGTTCAAAGTTTCCCGGTACCAGGCCGCACGACTTGTAAATACGGAAACAAGCTATTTCAACGCCCTTGCCGCAAAAGAGACCTATAAGGAATTGGGCGTTAAGAATGTGGAGATTTTGGAAACGCTGGATTCCATCACCTGTGCATTTTGTGCAAGTATGGATCGAAAAGTGGTTCCCATGTCGGAGTTTCAACCGGGTGTTACCGTTCCCCCGTTTCATCCACATTGCCGAGGAACTACGGTTCCCGCCATTGATGAAAAATATATGGGTGAAAGAGCCGCAAGGGATCAGGATGGAAAAGTTTACTATGTCCCCGGTAATATGAGTTATTCCGAATGGAAGAAAACTTTTGTGGACAACGGTTCCAAAGATGGGTTGACCCTTGCAACCATCGGGAGTATAATTAAAAGTACAGTTTCGATGGTAAAAAGCGAGGGTTCCAATGTGCAGACGGTAGGCCGCATTGATATAGAAAAATACCGTTGCATTACGGACGAGATCGCCACCGATGAAGTGATTATCACCCCGGAACGGATTCAGCATATTGAAGAACGCCACCCCGGAGATTACGAACAGTTCGTTAAGTATGTTGCGGATATTCTGGAAAACCCGGATTACATCTTGGAAGCAAACAAGCCTAATACCGGTGTGATTCTGAAAGAAATTGAAGAAAATGGCGAAAAGTTCAAAGTGATTCTACGGGTAAAGGTAGAGAGTGACCCCGCTGAATATCGAAACTCCATCTTGTCCTTCTGGCAAATTGGTGAAACCACATGGAAGAAGAATGTGAAGAACAAGAAAATCCTTTACAAGCGGGAATAATACTGCTATACTTTAGATAGGATAAGAACGGGCTTTGAGGTGGAAAAAGCGTTCCCATACGCCACACGCCTTTTGGTAGTGGGCAAAAGAGATGCCGGGAGTGACGCTCCGGCCAAAGTCCAATCTTCAAGGGAACAGGTGAAAACCTGTTCCCTTCTTCTATGTGCTGAAAAAAATTGAAAAACCCTCTTGACTTTTCTGTTGCTACAATATATAATTGTTGTAGCAACAGAAAAGAAGGTGAATAAATGGTTGCTAAAAAAGGCCGTCCTGTTTCAGAGAACCCCAAAGATTATATGCTTCGGGTGAGGATGGATGAACAGACTTTGCAACAGCTTGATGAATGTTGTGAAGCTGAAAATCTTTCTCGATCTGAAGTAGTAAGGAAGGGGATTCAGGAACAGCATAGCAAACTAAAGAAATAGGGTGTCGGCTACCCGCTAAAGTACACCAACACCCTAAACCACCAGAGGTTTCCCAACTGGATAAATCCATTCTATCACAGTTGGGAACTTCTATCAAGTGAAAATTGATGGAGGTTTAACATGGAAAAATTGATCAAGAGCATTGAAGGCGTACACCCCGGTAAGTATGACCTTCGCAGGAATGAACTGGATGAACTCTATGACGCATATCATCACGACACTTTCAAGCTGATTGCCGTGGTGTTCAAGCTGGGCTTTGCCCGTGGACAGAAGGCGGTGAAGAAGGCATGAATGAACTTCAGGTATTCACCAACCCCGAATTTGGACAGGTGCGAACCGTGACCATTGAGGAAGAACCTTGGTTCGTGGGTAAGGATGTGGCGGTTGCCTTGGGATATTCCAATACCAAAGATGCCCTTCACCGTCATGTTGACCCGGAAGATAAAGGGGGGTCGCAAATCACGACCCCCTCCGGTGAACAGACCATGACCATCATCAACGAATCCGGTTTGTATGCCCTGATCTTCGGAAGCAAGCTGGAAAGCGCCAAACGCTTCAAACATTGGGTGACGCATGAGGTTCTTCCCGCAATCCGTAAAACCGGAAGTTATTCCATCATCCCGAAAGCAAGAGCATTGACCACAGACGATTACATGAAGGCGGCACAACTGGCCGCTACCTGTCGGAATGAACGGCTTCCCTATGTGCTTGGATTTCTGGAACAGGCCGGGTTTAATATCCCGGAAGTGACCGCCACGCCCCCGGCCTTGGATGGGCCTGTGGATTGCACGGAGATTCAAAGACTGATGGATGAACGGGGCATTTCCGTAACGGAACTTTCCAAGCTGACGAACATTTGCAAAGCGTCTTTGAGTTATTACAAACGGGGCATTTACAAGCCGAACCGTGAACGCTATCGCATTATCATTGACGCATTAACTTAATTGATGATCTGACCACCCCGGCCTTTGGCCGGTGGTGGTTTTTTCATACCATTTTCGCCGTTTCCCGGTGGTGGGCGGTAAACAGAACCGGGAAAATCGTGGTTCCTAACCCACGGTAAAAAAGGATTTTGGAGGTAACAACAATGACTAAAGAAAAGCTGATGGAGTGGGGCTTGACCGAGGAACAGGCCAACAAGGTTATGGAAGGGCTGAATGGCTCCTTTGTAACCAAGAGCCGGTTCAATGAGGTCAACACCGAACTGACCAACGCAAAGAACACGATCAAAGAGCGTGACACCCAGCTTGAAACGCTGAAGAAGTCCACAGGTGACACCAAGGCGCTTCAGGATCAGATCACACAGCTTCAGACCGACAACGCCAACCAGAAGAAGGCCCATGAAGCCGAACTGAAGGCGCTGAAGATCGGCAACGCCGTTGATATGGCATTGACCGGAGCCAAGGCCAAGAACAACACCGCTGTTAAGGCGCTGATGGCTGATTTTCTTGCCAAGGCTGAACTGGCCGATGATGGCACGGTGAAAGGGCTGGATGATGAAATTGGCAAACTGACCAAGGGTGAGGACACGGCTTTTCTATTCGACACCAGCGGCAAGGCCAAGTTTAAGGGAGCCAAGGCCGCTGAAAAGAGTGATCCCCACAATCAGCCCGCCGGGGATGACCTTTCCAAAATGTCCTATGACGAACTGTGCAAGTACATGGAGGAAAACCCGGATGCGGTTTTGGAGTAACCCACACAATTTGACTACACAGAAAGGAAGTTTGAACGATGGCTAACAGCAAGTTTGATGCAAAGTCTTTCAACCCTGAAGCGTTTAAGTACATGGTTGGCCGTGTGCCTAACCTGACCCTGAACGCCCTGAAGAAGTCCCGTGCGCTGGCCGGGAACCCTGATATTCGGGCGGTGTTCACCAGTCAGAATGGCACCGGCTATGCCCGTCTTGCCATGCGTGGCCTTCTGGACGGGGATGCGGTGAACTATGACGGTGAAACCGACATTACCGCCACTTCCACCAAGACCTTTGAACAGGGCATGGTGGTTGTTGGCCGTGCCAAGGCATGGACTGAAAAGGACTTCAGCTATGACATTACGGGCGGCGTGGACTTTATGGGCAATGTGTCCGCACAGGTTGCGGAGTACAAGGACACCTTGGATCAGAAAACCCTTCTTTCCATCCTGAAGGGTGTTTTTGCCATGCCCACCACCGATGCCAAGAACAAGGAGTTTGTGGAGAAGCACAGCACCACGATTTATGCCCCTATGAGCGCCACCACCCTGAACAGCGCCGTGAACAAGGCTTGTGGAGCCAATAAGCAGAAGTTTTCTTTGGTGTTCATGCACAGTGATGTTGCCACCAACCTTGAAAACATGAAGCTGTTGGAGTTCATGAAGCAGACGGACGGGGATGGCATTCAGAAGGATTTGACCCTTGCCACTTGGAATGGCCGCACTGTGGTTGTGGACGATGATCTTCCCGCCGTGACCGGCTATGCCGATGCTGAAGCGGACACCCCCGGCGCTTTGGTGATCAAGGCTTCTGGTGCTTCCGGTGCTTCTGAAATTGATCTTGCCAAGGCAACCCCCTACTTTGGCACCCGTACCCTTGCCGCTGATATGTATGTGGTTCCCGCTACGCAGTACACCACCTTCATCATGGGCAACGGCGCTATTTCCTATGAAGATATTGGGGCCAAGGTTCCTTATGAAATGGCCCGTGACCCCAAGACCAACGGCGGTGTTGATACCCTGTATATGCGTCAGCGCAAGGTGTTCAGCCCCTATGGTATCAGCTATGAGAAGAAAAGTCAGACCAAGCTGTCCCCCACGGACACTGACTTGGAGAATGGGCAGAACTGGACGCTGGTTCACAGCGGGGAAAGCACCGCTTCCCAGCGCACCTATATCAACCACAAGGCCATTCCCATTGCCCGGATTCAGTCTTTGGGCTGATGGAATGGTGGTGATTCCCGTTGCGTGAACAGGTTATTGCAATGCTTACGGCCCTTGGCGTGACGGGGGCCGCTGAAGATCCCCTGTTGGATATTGTGATCAGCAATGTTCAATACAAGGTTCAAAACGAAACCAACCGGAAGGATATGCCTGAAGGGTTGGTGAGCGTGGCCGTCTATATGGCGGTTGGCGAATATCTGAACATGAAGAAGGTTTCCGGGCAGTTGGAAGGGTTTGACCTTGAAGCGGCAATCAAGCAAATTCAGGAAGGCGATACCAACACGGTTTTTGCCATTGGGGATGGGAATTTGACCCCTGAACAGCGGTTGAACAGTCTGATTGACTACCTGACCAATGGGCGGAACCGTGAATTTTACCGATTCAGGAAGTTTGTATGGTGAATAAGGCCGTGCGAACCGCCTTGGAACGGTTGTGGAAGGATCGGTGTTCTATCTTCATTCGTGAGGAAGTCACCGATCCTGTCACCCACCTGACGGATTCTGAAGAAAAGCCGCTTCTTCAGGATCAGCCGTGCAAGCTGTCTTTTGAAACATTAACTTCAACCAATGGGGATGAAGTGGCAACCGCCCAACAGGTGGTGAAGCTGTTCCTTTCCCCGGATGTGAAGGTTCCCGCAGGATGCAAGATCATTGTCACCCGGCCAAACGATGTGGAACGAACCTTCACCTATTCCCGTTCCGGTGAACCGGGCGTGTTTTCCAACCATCAAGAAATCATGCTTGAACCCTTCAGGGGGTGGGCCTGATGGGAAGATGGGGCCGGTGTGATTACCGGGAATTGAAGAAGCTGGATGAACGCCTTCAACAGCTTTCGGAAGTTGACATGGATCGGCTTTGCCGGGATGCCGCCAAGAAGATTGCCCAAATCCTTCTGAATAAGGTGAAGAAAAGAACCCCCGTTGGTGTGGTTCCGCCGTATGCCACGGATGAAGCCAAGGAAGAATATTGGCCCGGTTATCGTGGCGGTTCCTTGCGTGATGCTTGGACGATCCTTCCCATTGAAAAACATGGGGATCAGTACACCGTGACCATCATCAACAATTTGGAATATGCGTCCTATGTGGAATACGGCCACCGGCAAACACCGGGGCGCTATGTTCCAGCCTTGGGAAAGACCCTGAAGGCAAGTTGGGTGAAGGGGCGGTTCATGCTGACGATTTCCGAACAGGAAGTGAAAACCTTGGCCCCGTCCATTCTGAATGATATGTTGTATGACGCTTTGAAGGAGGTGTTCAGTTGATCAATGAAATCATTAAAGGTGTTTCCATGAAGCTGAACGCCACCTTTGGAGCCGGGTACAAAATCTATCAGAATGATGTGGAACAGGGCTTCAAGGAACCCTGTTTTTTCATTGCTGTCCTGAAGCCTGACATTTCCCCGTTGCAGAAGAACCGATTCATGAACCGGAACCCGCTGGATGTTCACTATTTCCCAACCAGCGGGAGAAACAACGCTGAACTGTTCGCTATGGCCGGGGATTTGATGGAATGTTTGGAGTTCATCACCCTTCCCAATGGGGATGTGCTTCACGGAACTTCCATGAGTTATGAAGTGCAAGACGGGGTTCTTCACTTCTTCGTGAACTACAATTTGACACTTCGCAGAGAAACCGAGGAAACCGCAATGGAAACCTTGGAAACTACTGTGGAGCCAAAGAAAGGGTGATTGAATGGCTACCAGAAAGAAAGCCACCACCGCACAGGAACCGCCCATCACGGCCCCGGTGGTATTCCCCAAAGAACGGGTGTTGACCTTCAAGAGATACGCTGACCGGCGTGATCTTCTGTCTGTCCTTTTGGAAGATGGGAAGGAATACACCTTCGATCAGATTGATGGGCTGATCAATGACTTTATGAAAGGTAAGGTGAAATAATATGGCCCTTGGCGGCGGCACCTTCTTGGTGCAGAACAAGGTTCTGCCCGGTGCATATATCAGCTTCATTTCTGTGGCGCAGGCAAGCGCCACCCTTTCTGACCGTGGCATTGTCACCATCCCCCTTGCTATGAATTGGGGGCCTGAAGGCAAGATTTTCACGGTGGAACAGGCTGACTTTATCAAGAACAGTCAGAAGATTTTCGGCTATGCGTACACGGCGGATGAACTGAAGCCTATGCGTGAAATCTTCCTTCACGCCAAGACCGTTCATTTCTTCCGCCTTGGTTCCAGCGGCGTGAAAGCGTCCAACACCTACGCAACGGCCAAATACCCCGGCACCCGTGGCAATGATCTTCGGGTTGTGATCACGGCCAATGAAAACAGCACCGAACAGAAGCCCCTGTTCGATGTGGAAACCTTCTTGGGAACCGTTCAGGTTGATCTTCAGGAAGGTGTGGCCGCTATCACCGATCTGAAGGCCAATGCCTATGTGGATTGGAAGTCCAGCGGAACCCTTTCCCTGACCGCTTCCTTGCCCCTGACGGGCGGCACCAATGGCACCGTGGCCGATTCCGACTATCAGACCTATCTTGATCAGGCGGAAGCGTACACTTTCAATGCTATGGGTTGCACCGAGAGCAAGGCCACCATCACCGCCCTGTTTGCGGCTTTCGCAAAGCGTATGCGTGATGATGTGGGCAAGAAGTTTCAGGTGGTTCTTTTCCGCAAGCTGGCCGATTATGAAGGCGTTGTGAGCGTCAAGAACGGCCTGACTTCTGACAAGACTTCCACCGCCCTGATCCCTTGGGTTACGGGCGTGATCGGCGGAACGGCGGTCAATAAGAGCGCCACCAACATGACCTATGATGGTGAATATGATGTTGATACCGATTTCACGCAGACCCAGCTTGAAATCGGTATCAAGGAAGGTTCCTTCATGTTCCATCGTGTGGATGAAGCGGTGTGTGTCCTGACTGACATTAACAGCTTCATTTCCATCACGGATGAAAAGTCCAGCGACTTTTCCAGCAACCAGACGATCCGAGTTTTGGATCAGATCGCCAATGATATTGCCGTTCTGTTCGGCAAGAAGTATCTTGGCAAGGTTCCCAATGATGCCGCTGGCCGGATTTCCCTTTGGAACGATATTGTGAAGCACCACACGGAACTTCAGGATATTCGGGCCATTGAGAACTTCAGCGGCGAAAATGTGACGGTTGAAAAGGGCGATACCAAGAAATCCGTGGTGGTTACTGATTATGTGACCCCCGTGAACGCTATGGAACAGCTTTATATGACCGTCTATGTTCAGTAAGGAGGTACAACCATCATGGCAGATAGAACCATCATGAACGCCAAGGATGCTGTTTCCGCTTCCTTGGCTGAATGTTTCGTGACCATCGGGGATAACCGTTACAACTTCATGCAGGCTATCAACCTTGAAGCCAACTTTGAGAAGAACAAAACGGAAGTTCCCATTTTGGGCAAGACCGGCAAGGGCAATAAGGCCACCGGCTGGAAGGGTACGGGTTCCGCCACCTTCCACTATAACACTTCCATCTTCCGTGAGCTGATGAAGCGTTATAAGGACACCGGCGAGGATGTCTATTTTGACATTCAGGTGACAAATGAAGATCCCACTTCTTCTGTGGGCCGTCAGACCGTGATCCTGAAGGATTGCAATATGGATGGCGGCTTGCTTGCCAAGTTTGATGCTGATGCGGAATACTTGGATGAAGATATGGACTTCACCTTTGAAGATTTCGAGATGCCCGAAACCTTCAGCCTTTTGGCCGGTATGCAGTAAGCAGAGCGCCCCGGCCCCTACCGAAGTAAGGCCGGGGCCTTTTTTCGTATCAAAATATAGGAGGAAAAACAATGAGCCTGTCCGCTTTTTTGGCTGAAAACGCCGTTCCCGTTGAGAACATCAAGTTTGTTGCTTCCAAACGCTTCTTGGGTGAGGATGGCAACCCCATTCCTTGGGAGATCAAGACCATTACCGGCACCGAGGATGAAGCCCTTCGGAAGTCCTGTGCCAAGCGTGTTCCGGTTCCCGGCAAGAAGAACCAGTATCAGAAGGAAACCGACTATGATCTTTACCTTGGCAAGCTGGCCGTGGCTTGTACCGTGTTCCCCAATCTGAATGATAAGGAACTTCAGGACAGCTACAAGGTCATGGGCGCTGATGCCCTTCTGAAAACCATGCTGACCCCCGGCGAATATGCCGAATACCTGACCAAGATTCAGGAAGTGTGTGGTTTTGATACCACCATGCAGGATGAGGTTGATGAAGCAAAAAACTAATCTGTGAAGGTGATGGTGAAGCGAACATTGCTTACTATTGCCTTCACGAACTTCATTTGACACCTTCCGCCTTTTATGCTTTGCCCCGCCGTGAACGGGCCTTCATCATTGCGGCCATTGATGTTCGGGTGGAAGCTGAAAAGAAGAAGCAGAAGGAAATTGAACGAAAACAGCGCCGGGGCCGCCCCCATTAAGGCCCCGGCTTCTATTCTCCAAGAAAGGTGGTGATCCCTGTGGGAAACATCCGGGCCGCTATTGCCCTTTATGATGGTGTTACCAGCCCCCTTCAGAGTATGCACAAGGCAATGGGGGTTGTGCTGAACACCTTTGAAGCCATGCAACAGGCTTCCGGTAGAGCCGTTGACACGGCGGCAATCCGGGAAGCCCGTGAAGAATGGGCGAAAGCGGGAACCGCCTTTGATACCATTGAAGAAAATATCAGGAACGCCAATAACGAACAGCAGAATTTCAACAATTCCATCCGTGGGGGTAGCAATTCCGCCAACGGGCTTCTGTCCATCATCAAGAAAGTTGCCATTGCCGCTGGTGGTATCGCCGGGATCAATAAGGTGCTGAACATTTCGGATGAATTGGCAAGCACCAAAGCCCGATTGAATTTGCTTGTGGATGATGGCGGTTCCGTTGAAGCCTTGGAACAGAAGATCATGGCTTCCGCCCAGCGTTCCCGATCCGTTTATTTTGACACAGCTTCCGCCGTTGCGAAACTTGGCCTGAACGCTGGTAACGCCTTCGATGGCAATATGGATCAGGTCATTGCCTTCATGGAACAGGTGAACAAGCAGTTCGTTATTGGCGGCGCTACGGCCCAAGAACAGAGCAACGCCATGATCCAGCTTACACAGGCAATGGCGGCGGGTACGCTTCGTGGTGAAGAACTAAATTCCATTCTGGACGGTGCGCCGGGTATCGCAAGAGCCATTGAAAAGTATATGGGGATTGCGGAAAGTTCCATCAAGACGGTTGCACAGGAAGGCAAGGTAACGACTGAAGTGGTGAAGAACGCCATGTTTGCTATGGCGGACGAAACCAACGCAAAGTTCGATTCCATGCCCAAGACTTGGGCGCAGATTTGGGCCGGGATGAAGAATCAGGCCCTTTCCATGTTTGCCCCGATCTTGACCAAGATCAACCAGATTGCTAACAGCACCAAGTTCCAGCAAGTCACCACAGCCCTGATCAATGGGCTTGCGGGGGTTGCAAATGTGGCTTCTTCTGTGCTGGATATTCTGATTTCCATTGCTTCTGTGATCGTTGATAATTGGAGTTGGATTCAGCCTATTATCATGGGCATTGTGGCCGCTATGCTGATCTATAACGGTGTCATGTTGGTTGGAAATACCATTATGGCGGTTCAGGCCGCAGTTAAGGCAATTCACACAGCAATGACCACCGCTTGGAGCGTTGCCACCTTTACCGCAACAGCGGCCCAGCAGGGCCTAAATGCGGCGCTTTTGGCTTGCCCCCTTACATGGATCATCCTTCTGATTATCGCCGTGATTGCGGCTATCTATGCGGCTTGTGCGGCGGTTGCAAAGTTCACCGGTGTTGCCAATAGCGGCTTCGGTGTGATTTGCGGCGGAATCATGGTGGTGATCGCCTTCTTCAAAAACCTTGGCCTGTCCGTGGCGAATATCGCCTTGGGTATCTGGAATGCTTTGGGGGCCTGTGCTTCCAACATCGGAACGGCCTTCCACAATGTCATTTCCAATGTTCAGGGCTGGTTTTACAACCTTCTTTCCACAGCCCTTACCGTTGTGGCCGGTATCTGTGAAGCCCTGAACAAGTTGCCCTTTGTCGAGTTTGATTATTCCGGTATCACCAGCAAAGCAAGCGAATATGCGGCTAAATCCGCTGAAGCCTATGGCAATGTAGAGGAATACAAAAGCGTTGCCGATGCCTTCAATGAAGGAATGTCCACCTTTGACACCTTCCAAGATGGTTGGGCCGCTGATGCCTTTGCTTCCGGTGCTGCTTGGGGTGATGGCGTGGCCGATAAGGTTTCCGGTATGTTTGATTTTTCCGCCTTGGATTCTATGGGGGCTGATTCTTTGGATGCCTTCAACCTTGGCAATGATCTTGATAGCATTTACGGGAACACCGGTGATATTGCAAACAACACAGCGGCCACCGCTGATGCCTTGGATATTGCTGAAGAAGATTTGGCCTATCTTCGTGACATTGCGGAGCGTGAAGCAATCAACCGGTTCACTACCGCTGAAATCAAGGTTGAACAGCACAATGAAAACCACATTTCTTCTGAAATGGATATTGATGGGATTATGGACGCATGGACAGAGAACTTTGCCGAACGGCTGGCGGTATCGGCGGAAGGAGTGCATAAGTAATGGCATATAAACTGTATATGGCGGGAACGCTTATGCCCATCACCCCTTCCAAGGTGACGGTGAAGATCAACAACCAGAACAAGACCATGACCCTGATCAACGGGGAAGAAATCAACATTCTGAAGGCCGCTGGCCTTTCGGATGTGTCCTTTGAATTGGTTCTTCCCCAAGTGTCCTATCCATTCAGCAACGGTGGAGCGCAAAGCGCCGCCTATTACCTGTCCTTGTTTGAACGGCTGAAGGTAAGCAAGACCCCGTTCCAATTCATCCTGAACCGGCAGAAGCCCGGTGGCGGGATGTTCCATTACACCAATTTGACCGTTGGCCTTGAAACCTATGAAATCACCGATGATGCCGGTGAAGGCTTTGATGTGAAGGTGAAGATCAACCTGAAACAGTACAGAGCCTATGGCACCAAGACCGTGACCGTGCAACCGGCCAAGACTTCCGGGGGAACCGCCACCACAACGGCCCCGAAAGCCGCCACCTATACGGTGAAATCTGGTGATTGCCTTTGGAACATTGCCAAGAAGCAGTTGGGCAACGGGGCCGATTACACGAAAATTTATAATCTGAACAAGGACAAAATCAAGAACCCGAACCTGATCTATCCCGGTCAGGTTCTTACTTTGCCTTCCTGAAAGGGGTGATTTCGTTTGGCAGTTGAATTGTTCATCCAGCATAACAGCACCATCCAATTCCCCGTTGTCAAGGAAGGCGCACGGCTGACCTTGGAGCGCAAGGGAACCCCCGGCAAGTTGGAGTTCACCGTTGTCAAGGGGCCGGGGCTGAACTTTGCTGAAGGTGATCCGGTGAAGCTGACTGTGAACGGAACCGCCATGTTCTATGGATTTGTGTTCAAGAAAAAGCGTGACAAGGGCGGCACCATTGATGTTGTGGCCTATGATCAGTTGCGTTATTTGAAGAATAAGGACACCATCACGGAAGAAGGGCTGAAGGCTTCTGACCTTCTGAAGCGCATTGCAACAGATTTCCGGTTGAACCTTGGCACGGTGGAAGATACCGGTTATACCCTTGAAACCATCGTGGAAGAAAACCAAACCCTGTTTGATATGATTCAGAGCGCCCTTGATGAAACCCTGATGAATACCAAACAGCTTTATGTTCTGTATGACGATGCCGGGAAGCTGACCCTGAAGAACATCAATACCATGAAGCTGAACCTTCTGATTGATGAAGAAACCGGGGAAAACTTCAGTTATGAATCCAGTATTGATGAACAAACCTATAACAAGATCAAGCTGGCCTATAACAATGAAAAAACCGGTAAGCGGGAATTGTTCATTGCACAGGACGGGGCGAAAATGAATCAATGGGGTGTTCTTCAGTATTTTGAAGAAGTTCAGACCAAAACGGGTGCTTCCGCCAAGGCGGATGCCCTGTTGAAACTGTACGATCAGAAAACCCGCAAGCTGACCATTCAGAACGCTTTCGGTGATGTGCGGGTTCGTGCTGGAAGCGCCGTGGTGGTGGCCCTGAATCTTGGCGATATTGTCACCAACAATTACATGGTGGTGAATAAAGTCACCCATACCTTCAAGGGCGATGAACATATGATGGCGCTTGACCTGATCGGAGGTGAATTTATTGCCTAATCCTGTTGATGTGATTAAACAAGCGGCTATGGAAGCACAAGAATCCAGCAAGCCGGTGAACATCCTGTTTGGAACAGTCCTTTCCGCTTCACCCTTGAAAATTCAGGTGGATCAGAAATCCATCTACACTTCCAAAATGCTGATCCTGACCCGGAATGTGACTGATTTTGAAGTTGATATGACGGTGAACCACAGCACCGAGGACAAAGGCGGTGGTTCTGGTGCGGCGGCTTATGAAGCCCACAAACACGCCTATGTTGGCAAGAAAACCTTCAAGGTTCACAACGCTTTGAAGGCCGGTGAAAAGGTACTTCTGATCCGGGTTCAGCAAGGAAAGAAATTCGTGGTTATTGACCGAGTAAAGGGGGCTTGATGATGATTCCGCAAGTGCAGGATGATATTAAACAGGATTTCACCATTGAAACCCTTCCAAGCCGTACTTTCAGGATGAACCACAACAACCTGACCATCATCGGCACCATTGATGAAATCCAAGCTGTGGAACAGGCGGTTTTTCTGATCCTGAACACAGAACGCTATGAATGGTTGATCCATTCTTGGGATTATGGGGTTGAACTTCATAATCTGATCGGGAAAGATGTGGAATACTGTATTCCCGAAATTGAACGCCGGGTTCGTGAAGCCTTGCTTCAGGATGATAGGATCACGGCGGTTCAGAACTTTGAATTTACGGTGAACAAAAAGAAAGTGCTGACTACCTTCACGGTGGTCAGCATTTTTGGCGAAATCAATGCAGAATTGGGGGTTGAAATCTGATGTATGAAGCACAGACCTATGAAGCAATCCTTTCCCGGATGCTTCAGAAGGCGCTTTCTATCAATGGCAATTTGGACACCCGTGAAGGTTCGTTGGTTTGGTGCGGTGATGCCCCCGCCGCCGTGGAATTGCAGAACCTTTATATTGCCCTTGATACGGTGCTGAATGAAACCTTTGCAGACACCGCAACCCGCCCTTATCTCATTTTGAGGGCGGCAGAAAGGGGGCTGAAACCGCAACCGGCAAGCCCCGCCGTGTTGCAGTTGAGCATTACACCAACCACCTTGCACCTTCCCATGAACACTCGCTTTTCCATTGGAGAACTGAACTATTATGTTTCGGCTGACCGTGGAAGTGGTAAGTATGAAATCACCTGTGAAACCGCTGGTGAAGCCGGTAATGACTACACCGGAACGGTGATTCCCATTGAGTATGTGGACGGGCTTGAAACCTGTTCCATTTCCGCCGTGGTGATCCCCGGTGAGGATGAAGAAGATACCGAGGTTTTCAGACAGCGTTACATGGATAGCCTGAACGCCCAAGCCTTCGGCGGCAACCGTGCGGATTATCTGGAAAAGGTGAACGCCATTCCCGGCGTGGGCGGTGTGAAGGTATATCGGGTTTGGAACAGCGATTTGAACCCGGCCAAGCTGATCCCGCCCACGGGAACCGACACTTGGATCAGCGGCCTTTCCGGTGTGTCCGAGGAAATCAAGGCGTGGTTGGATGCCGTGTATGCGGCGGGAGCCAATAGCAAGCTGACCGTGGGCGGAACCGTGAAGCTGGTGATCATCAACAGTTCCTTCAAGAAGCCTTCGGAAGCCCTTGTGGATCAGGTGCAGACCGCAGTTGACCCCCTTCAGAACGCCGGTGAAGGCGTGGGCATTGCCCCCATCGGCCATGTGGTGAGGGTTGAAGGCGTGGGTGAAGATACCATCAACCTTTCCTTCGATCTGTACTATCAGCGGGAATGGAGTTGGGATGATGTTTCCGCCTATGTCACGGAAGCGATCAACGGTTACTTCTTGGAACTGGCCCAAAGTTGGGCAGACCAGAATGAAGCCCTTGTGGTTCGTATCAGTCAGGTGGAAAGCCGCCTGTTGGGAATCACCGGTATTCTGGATATTGCCAACACCAAGATCAACGGTGAAGCGGCGAACTGTACCCTGACCCTTGACCACATTCCGGTTTTGGGAACCATTGAGCCGGGAACCATCGTGATCAGCGGATAAGGGGGCCGGGAGCATGGAACGCAAACTGATTGATTATCTTCCTTATGTCATTCGTGATTATGCGGAGTTTCAGGGGATCATGGGGAGCGAACAGCCGGAAATTGAAAAGGCATGGAATACCACGGATGATCTTCTTGATAATCAGTTCATTCCCACCGCTGGAAACATGGGCCTTTCCCGGTGGGAAAAGATTTTGGGGATTACCCCCAAAGGCACGGACAGTCTTGAAGATCGCCGGTTCCGTATTCTGACCCGGATCAATGAAGAACTTCCGTACACCTTGCCCCAGCTTCGGAACATCCTTGAAACGCTATGCGGGAAGGGTAACTATTCCGCTGATGTGGAAGAAGGCACCTATCAGCTTCTTGTGAAAATCGGGTTGGCCGCAAAGAACAACTTCAATGATGTTGAATCTTTGCTGAACCGGGTTGTTCCCCAAAACATGGTTGTGACCTTGCTTCAGCTTTATAACACCCATGCGGAACTTGGGCGGTTCACCCATGCCCAGCTTGCCGCCTATACCCATAATCAGTTGAGAAACGAGGTTTTGAAGAATGGCGAATAAAACAACCAACTACAAGCTGACTAAACCCCTTGAATCTGAATTTTATGATGTAGGGGTTCAGAATGAAAACATGGATAAGATTGATACCCAAATGAAGGCCAATGCGGATGCCGTTGAAGCCCTTCAGAAAGGTCAATCCGGGAAGGCTGATCTGGTGGATGGTAAGGTTCCCGCCGAACAGCTTCCCAACATGAACTATGATCCCAAAGGTACGGCCCAAAACAAGGTGAGCGAACACAACCTTGATCAGACCGCCCACCCGTATCTGTTGAACCGGATCGGAACCTGTGTGGAAGCCGCACAGAACGCACAGGATGCCGCAAATGCGGCCTTGGATGCTGTGTCCGGTATCGTCTATACCATCAATGTTCTTCCTTCGCAGAATGGCACCCTGACCTATAACGGACAGGCCCAAAGTCCTTCTTGGAACGCTTATAACCCCGATGCGCTGACCTTGGGCGGCGTGACTACCGGCACCAATGCGGGAACCTACACGGCCACTTTCACACCCAAGGGGCGGTATAAGTGGGCAGACGGTACGCAGACCGCCAAGGAAGTGACTTGGACGATCAACGCCGCCACCATGACGATCCCCACGCAGAGCAACAGCCTTACTTATACCGGTTCGGCCCAAAGCCCCACTTGGAACAACTATGACAGCGGGAAAATGACGCTTGGAGGAACCACCAGCGGCACGAACGCCGGTTCCTACAATGCCACCTTCACGCCGAAAACGAACTACAAGTGGGCTGATAGAAGCACCGGGGCCAAAACGGTTGCTTGGAGCATTGCCAAGGCCGCTGGTAGTTTGTCTTTGAATAAGACTTCCATCAAACTGACCGCCGCAAAGACCACGGACACCATCACCGTGACAAGGGCGGGGGATGGTAAGATTACGGCCACTTCCAGCGCCCCCACGGTGGCTTCTGTGAGCGTTTCCGGTTCGGTGGTAACTGTTACCGTCAAGGCCAAAGGAAGCGCCACAATCACCGTCAGCGTGGGCGCTGGCACCAACCACACGGCCCCGGCCAATAAGACCTGTTCCGTTGAAGTGACATTGCCCACCAAGGTTCTGAACGATAACAGTTGGGCAACCATCCGGGAAGTCAGTTCCGCAGGTTTGGGGGCCAACTATTGGGCCGTTGGTGATGTGAAGGAAATCAAGATCAATGGTAAGGTGGGTAACACCACTTTTTCCAATTTGGCGGTCAATGTTTTCATTTTGGGGTTCAATCACAATTCGGCCCGTGAAGGCGGGAATAAGATCCATTTCCAGATCGGAAAAATTGGGAGTGCCGCCGTTGCCCTGTGTGACAGCAAATACAACACTAATATTTCCGGCACAGGTTATTTCAGTTGGAACACCAGCAACACGAACAGCGGTGGCTGGAACGCTTGCTATAAGCGGAAAACCCTTTATGGCAATGATGGAACCCCCACAAGCCCCTTGGCAAACAGTTTGATGGCGGCGCTTCCGTCTGACCTTCGTGCTGTGATGCAACCCGTGACCAAGTACACCGATAACACGGGCAATGCAAGCAACAGTTCCGGTAATGTTACAACTACTACCGATTACCTGTTTGATCTTTCCGAGTTTGAAGTCTTTGGTACGAGAAGCTACGCCAACCAGTATGAACAGAACTATCAGGCCCAGTATGATTATTACAAAGCTGGTAACACCAAGATTGCAAATAATCATACCGCCGTCACCACGGCGGTTTGGTGGGGCCTTCGTTCCCCTAATTACATTTACAACAACCGTTTCGTTATTGTCTGGACGGATGGCGGCCACACCACTTACAGTGCCACTACTTCTGGTGGGTTGCGGCCCGGCTTTGCCGCCTAATCCCCCGCAGGATGATCCCGCCCCCATCCCGCCGCCGAAAGG